ATCGACTTCTATGGGCGCTAGTGGTATCGATGTGCTACTATCCCCTGCTGCCAGTAAAAAATTCCCTTGGGCCGTGGAGTGTAAATCCCACGCACGAATGGCGATATATTCTTTCTATGAACAAGCGCAAGCAAACGAGACTGAAAGCCTTCGTCCTCTAGTAGTAATTAGAGCCAATCACAAGAAACCATTAGTAGTGTTATCACTTGACGACTTTATGAGGATTTATGAAAATCAACAAAACAATTGAACTAGAAAACGGTGCTGTACAATTCACAGGAGAACTATCTAGCGAAGAGCTTTCTATTGTTATCGAGGCTGGTCTAGCCATCCTCCTACGTATGGGTGTTATCGGTTCTGTAGCTCAACCAGCGGTAGAAGATGATGATACTCCTGACTCACCAGTGGTGTTAAATTGAAGATTCTTCTACTTAATAAAGCACAGGAGTATATATCATCCGAATCCTTCTTTTAGATGTGGAGACCGCCCCGAACACAGTTCATGTGTGGGGGCTGTGGAATCAGAACGTAGGCATTAACCAGATCATGGCTAGTGGCTATACTATGTGCTTTGCAGCCAAGTGGTATGGCAACTCTGAGGTTATGTTCGATTCCATTTATCAAAGCTCACCTAAAGCCATGATTAAACGACTGCATAAACTTCTAGAAGAAGCGGATGCAGTAGTACACTATAATGGGACTAAGTTCGATATCCCAACCGTGAATAAGGAATTCATCCTATTTAATCTAAAACCACCAGCACCATACAAACAGATTGACCTTCTCAAGACAGCTCGTAGTGTCTTTAGATTTCCATCTAACAAGCTAGACTACATTGCCAGAGTTCTTAAATTAGGACAGAAGACAGGAGGTTTAACCCACGATCTTTGGATCAAGTGCATGGCAAAAGATCCAAAAGCTTGGGAACAGATGATGGAATACAACGTAAACGACGTGTTGCTACTCGAAAAGGTCTATGATAGAATGAAACCATGGATTAAAGGTCATGCCAATCATTCCCTTTACTCGGAACAAGGGCTTGTATGTCCAAACTGCGGGGGGACGCATTACCAGAGGCGCGGATTTGCGTATACACAAGCTGCAAAATACGTTAGACTCCAATGCACAGACTGTGGACACTGGTTCAGGACCGGGTCTTCTCTGGCACCCAAACCTAATGAAAAATTTATCTCACTATAAAGGACAAGAAATGAACGAACAATTCTTTGATGAACAAGACGATATTTTCGCTGGTATGCCCAACGTCAACTATGAAGAAATCATGGCTGAAATGGAACGTCAGTATGAGATTCATCTAATCAATCAAGAGCTACATAATGACGAAAGCGAATGACTACCAAATCTCCGGGACTCACTATAAAAAACTGAGCCCGGAGCCTTGGGATGTTGTAGCAGCATGGGATATGGGATATCTAGAGGGCTCGGTACTTAAGTACCTTGCCCGATGGAAATACAAAAACGGTGTTCAAGATCTTCAAAAAGCTGCTCATTTCCTACAAAAACTAATCGAAGTCGAGACAGCTAAAAATGGCCCTAACATTTCATGATCTGGTAGAACTACTCAAAAGAGAGGATGAAGTTACCTTACTCGAAGTTCTCGAAATCAGTTCGGAAGATCTGATCGAGAGATTCGGAGATTGGATTGAAGAAAGATATGAAGAACTCACAGAAAAATACCAAGACGAAGTATTCGGAACAGAAGACGATGAAGATGAATTCGGAAGAGAAGACTGGTCATAAAACCAAACGTCATGCTCTCTATACTCTTCAAGAGGAAGAGGGAGAGCAAATGATCCTAGACTTCCTACGCACACCTGAACAAGAACAAGAATGAATAATAATGCTATGAATTGGAGAACTAATTGAACGATTATCAACGGTATATTCATGCTAGTAGGTATGCACGATATCTGCCAGACAAGAAACGGAGAGAGACTTGGGAGGAAACAGTAGCAAGGTATTGTGATTTCTTTGCTAATAAGTATCCTGAGTTTCCAAAAGAGGAACTCTTTAACGCGATTGTTAAAATGGAAGTGATGCCCTCTATGAGGGCTCTGATGACAGCAGGAAAAGCTCTGGACAGGGACAATGTAGCTGGCTATAACCCCGTTACTGGCGATACTAGAGTAGTCACCAAGGAATTTGGTACACTGCCTATTGCTCACCTTGAGGGAAAATCTGCAACTGTTCTGAATAAGGATGGGCGATGGACTGAAGCGGAGTTTCGAGGATATGGTAATCAGCCTATCTACAAAGTGACAGTTAAACTTAACTCTAACACTATTAAGGAGGTAACTTGTACAGCCAACCACCGTTGGATTAAACAAGATGGCAATGTGGTGAGCACTCTTTATCTTAAAGAAGGAGACAGGATTGATTTTGTGTCTGCTCCTAAGCCCGAAGTAGATGCGGATTATAACTTGGGTATAATGCATGGACTAGTTTATGGTGATGGCACTACAGCCAAATCTTGTGGTAGAGTTAAAGGATATGTTATTCGCCTGTGTGGTGAAGACAATGAAGAGCTGTTGAAATACTTCAATGGCTATCCTGTGACATACCCACCTTCTGCAAATGGAGATCCTGTTGTACAGATGTACGATGAGTTTGCAGCTACACATGCTCTAAAAGAGCTACCATCTCATGAAGAGACAGATAGCTACCTTCTTGGATTTATCCGTGGCTGGTTAGCAGCCGATGGTAGTGTCACCAAAAGCAGTCAGGTTAGTCTGTGTGTAGCAAACGAAGGCTTGAATTGGCTTAGTCAAAATGCTGAACGTCTTGGCTTCACTATTCAACGTACTTACAAGCAAGCTGCTGAGACAAACTATGGCAAGCGCAAGCAAGGTAGTTGGATAGTGTACTTTAGCCGTAGTTCTATGGTGTATGATGATTTCCTATGTTCGTGGAAACGGGTTAACTTCAAACCCCTTGAGTCTCATTGGGTAGTTAAGAGTGTAGAAGATGCAGGCTATGAAGATAGTGTGTATTGTGCAGAGGTAGATGACACCAATACCTTCACTCTTGAAGGTGGACTTATCACAGGTAATTGTTCTTATGTTCCTATTGACGATCCTAGAGCTTTCGATGAAACTTTATATATTCTTATGTGCGGGACGGGAGTAGGGTTTTCAGTAGAACGTCAGTTCATTAGCAAGCTACCTGTTGTAGCTGAGGATTTTCATGACACAGATTCAATTATACATGTCCGTGATTCAAAAATTGGTTGGGCTACAGCATTTCGAGAGCTTATTGCGCTCCTATATTCCGGTAAAGTACCTAAGTGGAACACAGATGGGGTTAGACCTGCAGGAGCTAGACTCAAAACTTTCGGAGGCAGAGCTAGCGGCCCTGAACCTCTTAACGAACTATTTCAATTCTCGGTCAAGCTCTTCAAACGAGCAGCCGGGAGAAAACTAAACAGTCTGGAGTGCCATGATCTGGTTTGTAAGATTGCTGACATTGTCGTTGCTGGTGGCGTTCGTCGTAGCGCACTAATCTCACTGTCTAATCTAACAGATGCTCGGATGCAGGGAGCTAAGAACGGTATGTGGTGGGAAGAGAATCCCCAACGTGCTTTAGCTAACAACTCCGTGGCTTACACAGAACTCCCAGATATGGGAATCTTTATGAAAGAATGGGGTGTATTGTATGAGAGCAAATCAGGAGAACGTGGGATTTTCAACAGAGTTGCAGCAACTAAGAAAGCGGCTGAATCAGGCAGAAGAGATGCTGTCCAAGACTTTGGAACTAATCCTTGCGGCGAAATTATCCTTAGACCATATGGGCTATGCAACCTATCCGAAGTCATTGTACGTGCGACAGACACCAGAGCCGATCTGGAAAGAAAAGTTAAGCTCGCCACAGTACTGGGGACATTTCAATCAACCCTCACCAACTTCCGTTACCTCAGAAAAATCTGGAGAACAAACGCAGAAGAGGAAAGGCTCCTCGGGGTCTCACTCACAGGTATTATGGACAGCGGGCGACTAAGTAAGATCAATGAGGACACTGAGAAATTACTAGAGGATCTGAAAAATGTCGCTATTGAGGAGAATAAGAAATGGGCTGCTATTCTGGGCATTGAACCCAGCGTCAGTATTACTACTGTTAAGCCAAGCGGAACTGTTTCGCAGCTTGTGGATAGTGCTTCTGGTATTCATCCTCGCTATAGCCAGTTCTATGTACGCACTGTCAGGTCTGACAAAAAAGACCCGCTGAGTGCCTTCCTACGGGAACAAGGAATCATGTGCGAGGATGATGTAAATAATCCTAACAACTATGTATTCAGTTTCCCGATGAAGGCCCCAGACGGGTCGGTAATGAGAGACGACATGACTGCTATTGACCAGCTAGAACACTACAAGATGTTCCAGCAGAAATGGTGTGAACATAACCCTTCAATCACTGTGTACGTCAGGGATAATGAGTGGCTAGAAGTAGCTGCTTGGGTATATAAGAACTTTGACAATATCGGTGGTGTGTCATTTCTACCACACTCAGATCATGTCTATAGACAAGCTCCATATCAGGAAATCTCAGAAGGGGAGTACAATAAACTCCTATCTATGATGCCTGTTGTTAAATGGGAACAGTTCGTAGAAGACGAAGACAATGTCACAACATATAAAGAAATGGCATGTTTTGCAGGTGTGTGTGAACTATGACCAGAAAAGCTAAATATCCATATCCTCTTGTAGAGGTATACTGGACAGACGCACAGACCTCTCATGGTTGGGAGGAAGAGGACGAGTCAGAGATCGACACCCCTGTAGTAATCTCTGTTGGGTTTATGATACGTAGAAATGAAAAGGGAGTACGTCTGGCCTCTACAGTAGGGACAGATCGTACTCACAATGGGAGAATTGACATTCCAGATAAGATGATTCAGACAATCAAGGAGCTAAGATGAGTTCAGGATGGGCATTAGGCCCGCTACATATTTTCTTTAAGTGGTACAATGGTGTTGCATTCGGACTTAAATCAGACGAAGTGTATGAACTGGTTGGTTTTGAACATAAAGAGGAAGGGGACAAGATTGACGTAGATGAGCGAACAGCTTGGGTGTTAATCTTACCTCTGGTGGAGATCTACTTCACCCTATAAAAAAAGCCCGCTTCGTGCGGGCTTTTCTTTATCTTCTACTTTCGTTGTAGAAGAACCACGTCTTTTCTGGATCTTTGTTGTCGAACAAGCTCATGGTCTCTCCCTTGGCATATCGCTCTTTGGCTTTGTTGACACGTTCGTCAAGCTCCTCTGACTTACCACCAAGTTGGATGTACTTACCCCTGAGTTCATGATACTTCTCGATCTGGATACCGCCTTTGGTCATGTGAAGTCTTACGTACTCATCTGAGATACGTTTCTTCTCATCATGCTCAGCCTTAAGCTTCTGTTTAGTGCCAGAAACTTGTTCCTTGCGTAAGGTATCTTCAAGAGATCTAAACCCTAGCCAGCGTAGATTCCAGTCAAAGTCATTACGATGAGTCCATCGACCCATCCAATCCTTTGTCTTTTCGTTATTGGTCCCAGGTTCTTTGTAGAACCAGTGCTCCATAGGCCCTTTAAGAGAACTTGGAGTGATGGTGTAAAGAGCTTTCTGTCCTAGTGGTTTGTCTAATTCTTTTTGACGATAAGATTCCATAGCAAACTTGAACAGAGACGACACCCCCTCCGCTGCCCAGTTAATAGCTGGCAGGTTCCCCATGAGTTGCTCATTAATTAGAGGAGGCATTCTCAGACGCTTCTGGAAGTCAATACCACTATAGTGTGAGATGATTCCATACTTGAACATATCAGGCATATGAGGAGCTAACCAATCCTTGTAACTTAGAACAGGAACGTCTGGATTAGCTGCATTAAGTCCTTTTGTGGTGAGCTTTAGGATGGTATCCAGCTCATCATAGATCGGCGTATCATCTGCACCTACATAGAGCAGATATGCAATCATGAGAGCGATCATAGGACGCATGGTTACGCCCGTCACAGCCGTTTTAGACCAAAAGATTTGCTGACCAGCATTTGAGTGTGCAAAGGTCTTGAGCTGGCCAAAAAGAGGGCCAGTAGTACCTAGAGCAGCATAAAGCATGGGACGAGCTGTCGAATGGTACTCAGCCATTACGAAGTTCGTAGCGTTACGTGCTACTTCGTATTGTTGTTCTTTAGTAAGGTTTGTATCCTTAAGAATATTGTACAGCCACATAAACACTAGTGGTCTAGTACCTGCTTCCGCTGCCCGCTGGTTAATGTTAGCAACAATATCGAACTTACGTTCTGTTGGTGATAACATTGCAGTCTGAGCTAGTTCAAGGTCATTGAGGGTAATGAGGTTATTCTCAACAGCATATTGAACAGCGGCCCTAGTATCTGCATCCCCACCAAACCAGTCCATACCTTGAATAGGCCCATTACCAAACTTGTTACCCATAAAGTCCATAAATAGACGTAGTACGGCTACAACAGCTTTAGCGCTAGCTAAACGACTTCTGGTTGAGGTTAGATTAAGACCTGTAGAGGCTCTTAGGTAGGCAGCAGCCTGTGGTCCGCACTGAACCACCTGCATGATCTGTAGAAAGGTGAATCCAATATTACCAAAACCCATAGCACTAGTAGAGAACAGAGTACGAAGAATAGACTGGTTCTTTCTATATGAATTGGGGCCAATACCCATCAGACGAAGAGCCCCTTCGATGATTGAGTCAACGCCTCGTCCAACACTATGTAGGGCTCCTGCCTGACGGCTTTCTGAGCCTGATGGTGGCTTTCTTCTAGAGATGTGTTGATAGAGATCATCCAGATACTGGACGGTACGTGGGTAATCCTTACGCATTTCTGGGTCTGATGTGATATCTGCGATATCGGCTAGAGTGAGCATCTGGGCGTGGTGGTTAGCACCATCCTCAAGAT